ATGATGTGTACTTCTATTATTTCTTATTTTTTCCTATTATTTCGGTTATCACAATTACGCCAAGATTACGCCACAAAAATTATGGCTTCATTTAGACAACGCAACGACACATGGCGAGCCGAGATAAGTGTAAACGGAATTCGCGAAAGTGCAACCTTTGATACAAAAGCACAGGCTAGGGCTTGGGCCTCAAAACGTGAGACTCAATTACGCGAACAGTCACATGGAAAACTTCCGGACCATTCATTTTTAGAAGCAATTGAACGCTATCTTAATGAAGTAAGTATAAAGAAGAAAACTCATGAGAATGAAGTCAAGCGAATGGCTTTCTTTAAGCGTGAGTATAAAAAGCTATGTCAAAAACAGTTGTCAAAAGTTACCACTGACGATTTAGTCCAGTGGCGTGACTCCCGGTTAAAAGAGGTGCAGGGTGCTACTGTCAGACGTGAAGCAAATATTTTAGCTTCTTTATTTACTGTTGCCCGGAAAGAATGGAAGTGGATTAAAGAGTCTCCAATGGCCGACTTGACTTTACCCCCACCATCAAAGCACCGTGATAGACGAATTGCCCAAGATGAAATTGATAGATTATGTCTTGCAGCAAATTGGGATAACAATGTCCCGGTAAACTCTACCCAGCAAATTATAATTGCCTTTCTCTTTGCGATTGAGACAGCTATGCGCGCTGGTGAGATTGTTGGCTTGACTTGGGATCGTGTTTATTTAAAAGATAGATATTTAGTTTTAAATGAAACAAAGAATGGTACTAAACGAAATGTACCACTATCTAAGCGTGCAGTTGAGTTGCTTACTTTATTAAAAGGTCTTGATAAAAAGCAGGTCTTTACTTGTAATTCCCAAAGCTTTGATACGCTTTGGCGTAAATTGAGAGATAGATGTCAAATCACTGACTTGCACTTTCATGACACACGCCATGAAGCTTGTACACGCCTTGCAAGGAAATTAGAAGTTTTAGACTTGGCCCGTATGATTGGGCATAAAGACTTAAGAAGCTTGATGGTCTATTACAATGCTACTGCAAGCGAAATTGCAACGAGGCTAGATTAGCCCCGTTTGCGTGGTCTTCCTTTCTTTGGCTCATCATCCGATTGTTCATTCAACCAGTTTGATAGCTCTGCCAAGTTCCATCGTCTTCCTTGACCGCACTTAATAACATAGCGCGGTTTAGGGAAGGTTGGCAGGCAGCAAACTGCTGCCTTAAAGTGTACATCTCGATATCCCAAGAACTGAGATGTGCTAAATCAGACTCAACAAGGCATTTTGATTCACGCAGCAGAAAAACCTGAACTTCTCATCTATCACCTAGGTACAAACCCTCAAAAAGCAAAAGAATTGGCAGCAATTACTGACCCGATTCAATTCGCTTTTGCAGCAGCAAAAATTGACGCTCAGATCAAGATGACAGCACGTAAACCTTCAACAAGCCCAGAACGCAAGCCTAGTGGCTCTGCTTCATTGAGTGGCACCGTAAATTCGAAGCTGGAAAGCCTACGCGCTGAAGCTGAACGTACTGGTGATTACACCAAAGTTAATGAATACAAGCGAAAGCTTAAACAAAATCAATAATGGAGTAGGCAATAATGTCTAACAGTTTCTCTAAAGAAGAACGCGTAGCCTTTGAAGACATGTTGGAAGGTTTCCAAGACCAACTTGTTTTATCGAAGCTAGTAAATAAATACCGCATGAGTGATGTTGAAGCTGAGCGCTCTAACAACACTATTTGGCGCCCTATGCCATACATTGCCACTTCTTACGATGGCATGGACCAGACAGGCAACTTTAAGGACAAAACACAGTTATCTGTACCGGCTACTATTGGCTATAAAAAATCTAGTCCTTGGATTCTTGATGCCCAAGAACTTCGTGATCAACTGCAAGAAAATCGCTTAGGTGATGCTGCAAAACAGAAGCTTGCTTCTGATATTAACGTTGCAGTAACAAAAGTAGCTTCTCTGCAAGGCACATTAGTTGTTAAGCGTACAGGTGCAGCTACTGGCTTTGATGATGTGGCCCTTGCTGATGCAATCATGAATGAGCAAGGCATTCCAATGAATGACCGGCGCATTGCTTTGGCAACTCGTGATTACAACTCAATGGCTGGTGACTTAGCAAAACGCCAAAACGTTGTTGGTAAAGTTCAGACTGCTTATGACCGTGCATACATCGGTGATGTAGCTGGTTTTGATGCATTCAAACTAGACTATTCTGAGCGCTTAGGTGCTGCTACAGCAACAGGTGTGACGATTGGTGCTGCTAACCAGTTCTATGTTCCTAAAGCAACTTCTACAGCAGCTACAGGAGAGGTTGGTAATGTAGACAACCGTTATCAAACAATCACTGTTGCGGTAACGGGTGGAGCACTGAAGGAAGGTGATGCTTTCACAATCACTGGTGTTGAATCGGTTCATCAAATCACTAAGCAAGCCACTGGTCAGTTAAAGACTTTCCGTATTGTAAAAGTGAATAGCCCAACATCTGTTGTTAGGGTTTGTTGACATTTACTGTTCATAATTAACCCTATAAAGGTAGCCCTTGAGCTTTTATTGTTAAATTCAAGCTTATGTGTATGCCAAATCAATCAAGACTTTAATGTCAGAACCGAACTTGTTCATGAGAACTTAATTCTTAGTCCGACCCAACTTAATGTGCCAGACAATCTTTATCTTGAGGTTACATAAAATGGCAGTAAAAGCAAAAAATATTATTCCATCTAAATTCGCTGAAAATGCTCAAACTGTTCAATACACTGCAAGTGCTCCAACGATGATTGATAAGTTTACAGTTACGAATACAACTGCATCACCAGTTACCTTTAGTTGTAATTTGGTCAGTTCAGGTGGATCTGCAGATTCATCAAATTTGGTTATTAAAGACAAACAGATTGCTGTAGGTGAAACTTATGTTTGTCCAGAATTAGTTGGTCATACATTGGATGTTGGAAGCTTCATTAGCACAATAGCTAGTATTGCCTCAGCTATTTCGATCCGCGCTTCAGGAAAAGAGATTACGTGAGGTGACTATGCACCTAGTAAAACTTGATGATCTTGATGAAATAAACAAGATGATCCTTAATGAAAATATTCAAAAAGATATTTGTGACGATCCAACAGAGAACCAAAAAATAATTGATCTAGGCCCTTATGAGTGGGTTGGCGTAGTGGAAGAAGAAGTTCTTCAAGGCTTTTTTATGCTAGCCAGACATAATTCTTTATCTATAGAAATACATACCTGCTTGCTTCCTTCTCTTCGTGGATCAAAAGCCTTTGATGCTGGTAGATTAATTCTCAATCATATCTTTGAAAAGAATTTAAAAGTCATTTCTTGGATTCCTGAAAATAATAGGAAGGCTAAGCTGTTCGCACAAATGTTAGGTTTTCAAGTGGAAGGAATTAATAGGGCATCATTTTTAAAAGATGGAAGACTTCTAGATCAATTTCTTGTTGGGCTAACCAAAGGAGAATTCCTATGCCAGCAGCAGCAATAGCAGCAGGTAGCATTGGTCTTGGACTAATCTCATCAAATAAGGCTGCCAAAGCACAAAAGAATGCTGCTAATCAGGCGGCAGATGCACAGATTCAGTCAAACCAAGCAGCCATTGATGAACAAAAGCGTCAGTTTGATGCCATTCAAGAGTTAATGAAGCCATATGTTAATGCTGGAACAGGGGCATTAGCTGGGCAGCAAGATTTACTTGGTCTCAATGGTGCCAGTAAGCAACAAGGTGCAATCGATGCAATTAATAATAGCCAAGCTATGCAGACTTATATGCAACAAGGTGAGAATGCTATTTTACAAAATGCCTCAGCTACAGGTGGTTTGCGTGGCGGCAATACCCAATCTGCACTTTCCCAATTTAGACCACAGCTTCTAAACCAATTAATCAACCAGCAATATCAAAATTTAGGTGGCTTAACCTCAATTGGTCAGAATGCAGCAGCAGGGGTTGGTAATGCTGGGATGCAGTCCGCTAATAATATTGGGAATTTATTGCAGCAATCTGGCGCAGCTCAGGCTGGTAATGCATTAGCTCAAGGTCAAGCTACTGCGAATCAATGGGCTGGTATTGGCAATCTTGTTGGTCAATTAGGTGGCGCATTCATTGGAAGTAAGTTTTAGGAGTGAGTAATGGTACAGCCTATTAATTATATGCTTGATGTAGCTAACCCGGTTCAAACTACGTTACAAGGGTTCCAACTTGGTGGGCAACCCATCCATACAATCGAATGGTATTTATCATAGATAAACAAGAACCGCCGGAAGGCGGTTTTTTAATACCCAAAACAAAACCCCGATGCGTCAACATCGGGGTTTTTGCATTTCCACCAACCGACTAAAGCAAGAGGAAAAGTAATTCTATATGGAGCATTTTAAACCAATAGTGGAGCTTATGAAAGTGTCTATTGAAAAATATGGTTTATGGCAAACAATTTTTGCCTTTTTATTACTATTTTCTATACCGATATTAATCTGGAAACTTCCAGAAATTATTTCAGCGATTAAAACCTAAAGCCGACCTAAAAATGGTCGGTTTTTTATTGCCTGAGGAAAAGATATGGCAAACAGTTATAAAGATCCGTATTGGTCAGGTCTGTCTTCAAATACAGAAAAGCTATTAAAACTACCAACTGGCTTACTTCAAAATATTGTGATGCATGGCGAAAAATCTAATGCTGATCAGGTAAGTAGTGCTGGTGCAAAAACTGTTTATCAAATTACACCAACTACCCGTAATCTAGTTTTAAAAAAATATGGTGTGGATGCATATTCAAGTGACAAGAATGCAGCAATGGCGGCAGGTCTTTTATTACAAGAATCGCTTAAACGAAACAAGGGTAATGTTGAGGCGGCAATAGGCGAATACCATGGTGGTACTGATCGTGCAAATTGGGGGGATGTTAACGCTGCTTATCGTAAACGTGTAATGGCAGCTCAATCTGGAGAACAACAGCCACAACAAAGTACCTATCAACGTGTTAAAGCTAGTTTTCAAGAACAGCAAGCACCAACAATAGCCAAAGTTTATGATGCCTATAAAGCTGGAAAACTTAATCCACAGCAAAAGAAAGATTTTGAATCCGATGTTCGTTCTGGTGTAATCATGCTACCTGAAGGTGCACAACTAATTGGGAAAGCTAAAGCACAACCTGTAATACTTCCTCAATCAGTTTCAGATGCTTATGTATCAGGGAAGTTAAATGCGCAACAAAGAGCAGATCTAGAATCTGACATGAAAGATGGACTAGTCAAACTCCCAGTAGCCACCAAAAACCAATCAAGCCTTCCAGAATTTGACCAAAATGGGACAATTGTACAGCAACCTTCAGAGCAAGCTATTGTAGCACCCCCATCTCCAGAACCATCTTTCGCCGATAAAGCACTTGGTTTAGGTGAAACTGCATTATCTGCTGCTACTGGTGCAACAGGTGGTACGCTTGGAATGATTGGTGGAACCATTGGGCAAGCAGGCCGTGAAATCCTAGCTGGTAATTTCGGCACACCTGAAGCGGCACAACGTATTTCACAAAATGCAGCAGAAGGCGCAGCAGACTTAACCTACGCACCACGTACTCAAACAGGCCAAGAATATACGCAAGCTTTAGGTGAAATCTCAGAACCACTTGTTGCACTAACACCAGCTTTAAGTGAATTGGCCTTAGCTGGACAAGCAGCACGTGCTACTGCTCCGATTGCACAAGGTCAAGCTATACGAGCAGGGCAAGCTGTTGCTCCCGTGGTTGAACGCGCAGGCCAAATGGCAGCAAGACCAGTTCAAGCTGTAGCTAATGCCACACGCTCAGGTGTTCAACGCATGGGTGAGATGGTAGGCTTAAGAACACCAGAACCAGAAGGTCCAGCACCTGCAAATGTTGGTGCAGCACAAGTTGATCAGGCCACAATCCGGCAAGCACTTTCACAGGATTTGCCTTACCCAGTGCAACTCACTGAAGGTCAAATGACACGCGATCCCGCCCAGCTCAAGTTTGAAGTTGAAACTGCCAAGGATCCAGAACTTGGTGCTCCACTTCGCCAGCGTCAAGAAGAACAGCATCAAGTTATGCAACATAACTTGGATGCGTTTATTGATATGACTGGTGCTCAGGCAACCAATATGCGTGAAGCCGGCTTGTCTGTCGACAAAGCACTTCAAAAGCAGTTACAGGCTGATAAAAACCGGGTGCGTGTAGCTTATGCGAAAGCTGATAAGTCAGATGAAGCAAAATACCCAGTCGATCTAACACAGCCAGTTAAAGTTGGTGAAAATGATCCAATGTCTGTGATTGATTATCTGAATTCACAACCTGAATTACCAACTACACCAATTTTAACAAGTGCTAAACGTACTGCTGAATCTCTAGGAATCGCAAGACGTGGCGAAAATGGCGAATTGATTCCCAACAATCCAACCATTAAGCAAATGGAGAAGTGGCGGCAAGAAATTAACGCCAATACTAATCAGGAAGCACCCAACATTCGTCAGTCAGCAATTCTCAAAGACATGATTGATCAACATGTCGAACCTGTAGTAGGTAACCTTTATAAAGCTGCGCGCAATGAAAGAAAGCGCATGGCCGACCATTGGGAAAATCGCACCATTATTAAAGATTTAACTACGAATAAGACTGGTACAGATGACCGTCGTGTTGCACTGGAAGATATTCAAAAACGTATCATTCATGACGGGTCACTTGACGACTTGCGTGTAGCGAAGCGTACCCTCTTAACCTCAGGTGAAGAAGGGAAGCAAGCGTGGCGTGATATCCAAGGTCAAACGCTTCAAGAGATTAAGAATGCTGCTACAGCTGGCGTTGCACCAGATGGGCAGGGCAATCAAATGGTAAGTGCAGCTGCCTTGAACAAAGCGATTAAACGCTTAGATGATGCTGGAAAACTAGATTATATCTTTGGACAACAGGGCGCTGAGAAACTTCGAGCAATCAATGAAATTTCCAAAACTCTATTTACCACTCCAACATCTGCTGCAATCAACCACAGCAATACTGCTGCAACTCTTGCTGCTGCAATGGATATTGCTATGTCTGGCCTTTCTGGGTTCCCTGCACCAGTAGCTACAGCTTTGCGGCTTGCCACTAAACACATTAAGGATAACAAAGTTAGAGCTCGTGTCATGAAAGCTCTAAATCCATCCCGTCCTAATTCCTAACCTAAACAAATAACTGAACCCCGCTAAATGCGGGGTTTTTCTTTTCCAGATTGCAAAAAACAGGCTCTAAATTCAGGAGTTTTCGAATGACATTGTCAATTTCAAATCAGTATACAATATTAAATGATCAAGATGGCAAGCCATTAGATGCGGGTTATTTGTACATTGGTGAGGCTGGTAAAAACCCTGAAGTATATCCGATTCCTGTATTCTGGGATGAAGACTTCACAAAACCAGCACATCAGCCCATTACCACCAGAAATGGTTATATTTATAACAATGGTGGACCATCTAAACTTTATGCTAATGTTGGTAGTTGCTCCATTGTAGTTAAGAACAAGAAAAAAATTACTGTTTATACAGATCTAAATGTAACTGCTACAAGTGCCTCATCTATTTTTGATGGCGATGAGAGTCAAAAAGAAATTAATGATAAGTCGCTTGCGATGTGTGAGACGGTGGCTCAGCTACGAACTTTGAAGCCTCGTAAAGATGGCGCTGTCATGTTTGTTAAATCACACTCTAATAATGGTAGTGGCGGTGTAAATTACATTTGGAACGAAGATAGTCTTTTGCCAGATGATGACGGCTACATTATCAAATCTGAAACTACTGACACGGGCCGTTGGATAGCAGATTATGGCACATCGCCAATTACCCCAAGACACTTTGGTGCTAAGGGGGATGGGGTAAATGATGAGCGATTGCAGTGTGAAAAATCTATCGTTGTTGCTGAAAAGTTAAAGATTAAATGGCTAGTTCAGAAAGATGATATTTACCTTCTAAACTCTTATGCTAACTATTCTGAGATAGCGCATTTTAGTGCTGGTCTTTTACCTCTTTTTTCAGAACAAAATTATGACATCCAAGGTCGATTAAAAGTTGGACCTTATTTTGATGGTAAGGATTTTCTAGTTTTTACAGATATCAATGCTGCTGATCCTTTAAATTTTAAGCCTGTATCCAACTGGAAAATGTATGGGGGTGGGACCTTTGATTTCAGTCTAGCTGGTTCACGAAAAGATGCTGAGCATCACAAACAGCGGCAAGGTGTTTACACTGTATACTCAATTGGGGTATCCGTGTCAGGCTTAGATTTTGTTGATGGGGATTTGCCTAACTGTATCACTACGTCATTATTGGGTAAGGATTTTACTATTGATGGTTGTACTTTTAAAAATTTAATGAGTACAGATATAACAAATGATGATCACTCAACGATCTATGGGACATCTGCACAAACAAAAGTCAGAAACTGTTTCTTTCAAATGTCAACTACGAATGCAAAGTTAAATGCTTGTGCGGTAGAGCTTCATAACTCGAATTCGTATTTTATTGATTCAATTGTAAAAGGCTATCGCGCATCACATATTATTGCTGCTATTACAACTGAAAACCCATATATCACTGATATTCGAGTTTCTGGTTTAACGTGTGAGGTGTATCGTAATTTTTCTATTTTAGATGTCTGGACCGGATCAACTCTTGTAGATGCTAAAGTTTATGGTAATACGATTACTGTCTTGCCTTTTCCAGATGCAGATGAATTAGCTGCGGCTGGGTTCACGGGGAATAAGCAAGGAGGAAATGCTTTTGTTTATGTGACAAATGATTCTCAAGAGGGGCACGATCTAGTACAGGGGCAGTGTTTTAGTGTCCGTTATTATGATAATACGTATATCAATCCGGTTGACCCTAATCACTCGTCAGAATACAAGTCATTGCTCTTTGTTTATAAGGCAATGAGTTTGGGTATCGAATTCTATAATAATACCGTTTCTGTACCAAATATTATTAGGGTTGAGGAAGGGCAAAAACAGTATATCAATAGACTTAGAATTGATAGCCTTATTATTCGTGATAATGTTTATGATGGAACGGTGCTTAATAAAGATGCACCTATTGATTTATGGTGTAGAAATATTCAAGCTTCAGTAATCAATATTGGTCTTAAAACAGCCACTATTATTAATACTTTAGCTAATATTTATGTGGAATCTCTTGAGTTTTCTGAAGGAAATACATTTAAAGTTAATCCTGAGCATTCTGATAACATAGCTAAATGTTTCAACGTGACAGAAGGGCTGTTTAACATACCGTCAAACAAATTATCTTACCCCGCAACTATCGGAGTTTATGTCAATCAAGTGCAAGTAGGAGTATCTGACTTTTATGCGAACAATATTAAGACAGCTAAGCTAATTGGACGAGGTGCTTTACCGGATACAATCACTGTCTCTGACTATGTTTCAAATGCTGATACTTCAAAATTAACTGCGATTGCATTTAATTCAGGTACATCTTTTGGAACATTTAACGCACGTCTATTATTAAGCAACATGTAATACACAACAAACCACCACAAGCCCTAGCTTTTAATAAGTTAGGGCTTTTTTATTGCCGAAATTAGGGGGAAGGCATGGAACCAGTTTCAACAAGCGGTTTAACAGCAATTTTAAAATTTTATGGTGCAGCAATTATGGTGACTTTAGCGGTCGCTTTAGTTGCAGCAGTTGTATTAATGACACGAATGCCACGCTCACCACAAGAGTGGGGCGTAGGTTTGATTTGTACAGTTGTATCAAGTTTAGCTGGTGGCTCCTTCATTATCGTGAAGTGGGGCCTTCATGAATGGGTTACTGATGTATGGGGGATGATTGCCCTTGGTGGATTCTTCTTTGTTTGTGGATTACCCGGTTGGGCTTTAGTCCGGTGGATCTTTAACTTCATTGATAAACAAGAAGGTAAAACGATCGTTGAAGTGATTAAAGAATTTAAGAAAGCCAGAAAAGACATTGAGAATAGTTAATGCCGCCGAAAGGCGGTTTTTTACATCTGAAGGAAACTGAAATGAACATTGAACAATATCTTGATGAACTCATTAAGCGCGAAGGTGGGTATGTAAATAATCCAGCGGATCGGGGAGGTGCAACTAAATACGGCATTACTGAAGCTGTGGCTCGAGCAAATGGTTTTAAGGGCAACATGAAAGATTTATCGCTGGATGTAGCCAAAGCAATTTACCGCAAAAATTACTGGACAGCTCCGCGATTCGATCAAGTAAATACTATTAGCTCAGCAGTAGCAGAAGAACTTTTAGATACTGGTGTTAACTGTGGTATCAACTTTGCAAAACCACTTTTACAACGCGCATTAAATTTGCTGAATAACCAAGGTAAAGCTGGATATGAAGATTTAAAGGTCGATGGTGTTTATGGCTCTAACACTTTAGGTGCTCTAAAAACTTATTTGGCCAAACGCGGTAAAGAGGGAGAGAAAGTTCTAGTGCGAGTTCTTAATATAATGCAAGGTCAACGTTACATTGAAATCTGTGAACGTAATCCTAGGCAGGAACAATTTTTCTATGGATGGATTTCTAACCGGGTTGTTATATGAAAGCCTTTCATTGCAAACGATCAAGGATAGCTTCCGTAATTACATTGCTGTGCCTCCTATTCTCAGGTTGCACAGCTCACACTATTAATAGTAATGTGAATGTCTCGATTTGTGTAAGGGCTTTGTGATGTCGCAAGTCATGATCATGGTTTCGGAAGCGGGCAGAATGGAAAATACTTGCAATCTACCCGCTGATTTAGATAAGAACGGGAATGTTCTTAAAATCTATGACTACTCATTAAAAGAGTTGCCGATTAATTTGGATGGCACCGTGACTTACAACGGTAAAAGATGGACCTTTGATAAGAAGCAAAATTACCTCTAAACCTGTGGATAAATAGCGCATTACGCCAAATATACGCCAAAATATATATAAGTTATTGATTTTATAAAATAGATTGGTGCGCTCGGCGGGGATCGAACCCACGACCCCAGGCTTCGGAAACCTGTACTCTATCCAACTGAGCTACGAGCGCATGTGTGGGGCACATCATAGGAAAAAAACACTTGCAGGTAAAGCACGAAATACGTACCAAGTGAATTTAATGCTTAATTAAACAGCAGCTTGTTATGTTTTAGTTCTTTTGCTGAATGAGCTGAATTGAATAATTAATAGAGTGAAGCGTATGTGCGAGCTCATGAGGGGGAATCCTTGACTCTTGCAAACTGGTAATCCATTGCATTTGGCACATTTTCAGTTCTTGAAGATTTTTAATTTGTTCTATTTTCTGAATAAGTGGTTTGGCCATAAGCCCACAGTATTGGCTTAAGCTTTGTTTCATTAATAGTTGTATTTCTTCAAAAGTAAGTTGTTGAACAGGAATTGGTGGCTGAGTATTTTCAATATTTGAAGAATGGCATGATGGTTCTAGAGAAACTTTAATTTCTCTAGTCAGATCGGTACTTTCATTTACATCTATAGTGCTTTTTTGTTGCACTTTTACTTCTAAACCTGTAGTAGGTGATTCTGAGAGAGCTATTTGTTCAGTAAATTCTGAATCGTTTTCGCTAATAGGGGCAATAAGCTTTAAGTCAATAAGTTGTTGAATGAGTTCTGGTGGAGCAATGCGTTTTTTAAACTCGGTATTGAGAGTTTGAAAATCTTCATGATCAATTAATAGAAGTAAACGTCTTTGTTTGGCATTTAAAGCAATATTACGTTGTTGAAGCGCGACTCTTCCCAAATTGGTTCGATAAAAACCAGCCAT